AGGATTTGGCTTATCGTCTGCGTCAGCGCCTAACCAGCGTTTGTTGCCCATCCATTCGATGGCACGGTACACTGGGCGGGCGTTTATCTCAGCCGCCACCTCTTCGCGGATCTCCGCATGACGTGCCTTGTATTCAGCTTCGCGCATGCGTCTGATAGGTGCCATAGCGGTCTGGATAGCTTTAGCTGCCATTTGATCTTGTGCGTCTTGGTGAAGTGCTGCCAGCTGCGCATAGTCGTCCTCGCTTACCCCTAATTCTGCTGCTGTTTTGGCCAACATGTCGGCGCTGTTGTCGACACGGGCTTTCTGGATCTCTTCGTCGGTCGCCAGCAACATGTCGAACACCTGACGAATGTCGTCGGTGATCGGTACGTTCAGGTCGCCTTTAACCTTGCGGTATACCTCCATGAGCCACGCGCGGAACTGCTCGAACGCAGCACGCAGCGCAGGTGTCGGCGCTTTGCCTTCCAGCAAGTACGTCTCGAACGCACGTGCCCACTGCTCCTGCATGCCCACGTCAATGGCTGCGTCCTTGGCGTCGTCGCCTGTGGTGCCTGTGTCTAGGAAAGCTACGACATCGGCCTCGGCCACGTTGCTTTCTTTGGCCACATCGGCGGCGTTATTGCGCCACCAGTTGCGCGCTTGCGCGTACATGTCACGTACTTCCTGTGGTGCGTTCTCCTGCGCGTCAGCGTCCTGAAGAACCGACAAGAAAAAGTGGCTGCTTTCGTGCAGGAACGTAGACAGATCGGCTGTCTTGAACAGGTCTATGACAGACGCCCCACTGGCGACACCATCGCGCGGGATGCGGATCTGGCCCCTGTTCTCTTGCGCGTAGATGTTCGGGTCGTTGATATCGAACGCGCCGCTGTTGTCCGTCGCCGATTTTATGTGCGTGTTATTTTCGTCAAACACGTGGATATGCGCGGCCCCCGCTTCGATACCCATGCGCGGGAACTGCTCGCCTGCGTTCTTCAGTATGATACTGTCGAACCCAAGCTCCTGCACGATGTCCGCAATTATTTGGTGACCCACGAGTTTACCGTCGTCGCCTTCAGCATACTGCACCTGTTCGGCCCCGCGCAGTGCGGCTTCCAACGTCTTGTGTGTGACCTCGCCGTCGGCAGTCACTTCGTACAGCTCGCCCATGAGTTCGGCTGCGTCCACGTCGTACCTGCTAGCCACGGTTTCGATGGCTTCTGTAAGTTTGTTCGGGGTGTCGGCTTCTATCTCCCAGCGGGCTTCGTCGATCTCGTCTTCGTACTCGTCGCGGTTCTCTGACAGTTCGTCTACATCGATCCCGTGGTCATCGGCCACACGCTCTAACGCTTCACGTTCCAACGCCTCGGCGTCGATAAATTCGGCCCAGATGTCTTCACCGCCCACAACAAAAGGCTTCTCTGTACGGACGAAAACTTCCATAGTTTTCTCTTCGCCACCCTTCAGCTTAGCCTCTGCCACGGCGCGGGCTATCGCTTCGGCTGCGTCGACGTCGTCCATATCAGCCACCTGTGCGCTGGTGATACGTAGTATGTTCGTTTTCTTGTACAGCGCGGCGACCGTGTTCTTGCGCCCATGCTCCTCGAATTTATCTTGCAATATGTCGGCGAGACGTTCGGTTTCCTGCTCTATGCGGATCGTCAGGTCGGGGCCTTCGCCCGCGTAGTTACTCACGGCATCGCCTTCACTCGTGGTGAAATAGTTAACCGCGCCGAAATGTCCTTCGGTGTTCCCTCGTTTGGACGCGTTAAACTCCGAAAATTCGTGCGTTGTTCCGTGGTACGCGCGCACGACATGCGCGCCCCCCTGTCTGAAGTCGTGGTCGTCTATATCGTGAGGCTCGACCACGGGGGCTTCAGTCCCCGCCCATGCTTTAAACTCTTCGGTGTCGGTGACAGTCAACGGTGACTGGTTCAGCACCTTACCGTCTATGGTCGACACTTCCTCGGCGTCAGGCCCGCGTACCTGTGGTGGCTGGTACTGCGCGATCACCTCTTCGATGGGTTTACCCATGCGGTCGGCCAGCGCTCGGTAGAACGCCGGGTACAGCTGCGCCTCTTGCTGCGCCGCCATGCGGGGGCGTCCAGCTTCGACTAGCTGTTCGATGATGTTGTCCTGAATACGCTCAGCGACGTCGGCGTTCGCCTGCTGTGTCTGGCGCTCCGCTTCCTGTTCAGCTGCGACACGTGCTGCGTCCAGCTGTTCGTCTTTTATGAACCGAAGGGCCTCTGCACGTGTCATTTCGTCAGGAGAAAATTTTGAGTTATCCACAACAAATTTATCTATTTCGGACCCTGCGATGCGTTCCATGTACGTAGAAGTCGGTAAGATCACGTCCTCGCCTGTCGCGGCGGCGCGCTTAACCTGCTCCAAACTGACACCCGGCAGCGTCTCCGCAACCTGTTCCAGACTTAACCCTTGCCCTTGAAAATAGTTAACGAAGTCGTCCGCCGGGATATACATAGTTTCGACGTCGCCATCTTTGACAGCGTCTTCCACAAACTCTTTAAATTTTTCTGGTGACCGCTCGCGCAACTTGCTTGCCTGCGCAGCTTCAGACAGCTGGTCGACCGCGCCGCCTGTCTCTTCAGCTTTCGCAGCTTTGGCTTTGCGTTCGCCCAGCTTACGGGCACCGATTGCCGCCACATCGATGGGCGCGGTAGAGAACTCGGCCAGCGCTTCGATGATCACTTCGCCGAAGTCGACTTCACCTTCAGTCGCGTACTGGGCTAGACCTTCACCGCCGCCGCCAAGGCCACCTTGGACCATAGACTGAAGCGCCGCGTCTGCCGCTGGGTTCTTCGCCAGCACCTTGCCTGCAATGCCGCCAGACACAAGATCCAGCGCACCAATGATCAGGCCGCGTGTGTGTCCTAATTCCGCAGCTTCCTGCATAAGTTTCGGGTTCATCAACATGCGGGCCACGTCTTCGGGCTTCGTCAGGTTGTAGCCCCGTTCAGCGAAAAATTCGACAGGTGCCAGATTGCGTTCGACCGTGTACGACGTGCCGCCCATTACAGCAGCGCCGACGCCGGGGTTCCGTGTTGCGGCGGTCGCCACAGCAGCTGGGATCATAGAACCCAGACTTTCCACACCTATCTCGGTTACCATAGCGGCCAGCGCTGTCGGGTCGCTCACGGCGATGTTTAGCGTGCGTTTGACCGCTTCGCCAAGTGACAGTGGTTCGTCGCTGCTCAGTGCGTCCAGCGCTCGCTGGGCTGTCGGGCTGACTGGTGTCTGCTGCGCGCTCAATGCGGCCTGCGCCGCTTGCATCTGGCGATCTGCGGCCAGCGCGATGTCGCCTTCGATGGTCCCGCCCGTCGCTCTATTGAGCAGATCCACGGCGGTGCCTGTCAGTGCGGAGAAGAAAGCCGACACGGGTTCGTCGCCCTGTTCGCCCACCTTGGTCAGATCTATAGACCCGTCAGGGCGTACAAGTCCGCCGGGTTCCAGCGGTTTACCAAAAAATCCATAACCGTAGTTATCGCCACGTGCTTCGGCGTATCGTTCGGCGAACGTCTTGCCGTACTGTCTAGCTGAGTACAGCATGACGTCGGAACCAATTTGTGCCCCGACCTGTGTGCCTCTGTCCACGACACCGCGCTTGATCGCGTTGCGTACGTGCCCCAGCCCCGCCTCAACACCTGCCAGCGCAGGCACATCGTCTGCGGCGACACGGACATTCTCTTCGTTCGACAGCCAACGCGTCAGCATCGGTGACGACGATAGTGCCGTGGTGTTTTTCTTTTTACGGATCTGCGCGCCCAGCGCGTCACGGTTCTGTGACACCAGCGTCGGCGGTGGTGTTACGTCTGGGTTTACGAGTGTCTGGAACTCACGCGCCAGCTGTTCGTCGGCTGCGTTCTCGTCCGCGTTGCCCGCGTTCTCGACGGCGATGGCCGCTAACTCCGCGTTTTGTTTACGCTTTTCATTTTTTCGTACGCTGTAAAGTTCTGCGTTTGGTATGCTACCGTCGTCGGCTTCAGGGTTTTCCAGCGCCCGTTTTGCGCGGGCCGCTTCTTTTCGTCGTCTGTAAAGTTCTACACCGTCAACCATTTCAATAACTTACCTTGTTTTAGCCACCTGTTAGAACGAACTCCACATAGTCGGCCTTGACTTCGTCTTCCGTGGGATCGCGTCCTAACTCTTTAGCAAGTTCTTGGCGAATAGCCAAGCGGACATCGACAGGGATTTGATCGTACGGTACAGCGATTTCTGCTGTTTCGTTGTCTGCGCGGAACGGTGCGTCGAACACGAAGCTGCCTTCCTCTTCGTTTTCGCCCCACAACATGCCGGGCGATTTCAGGACGATAGGCAGCAGTAACTGGTCCACCATCTCGCTGACCTCGTAGTCATTTGGCACCCGTTCGTTCTGCACCTGAAACTCGCGCATGCGTTCGACCAATGCTTTCTGGAAGCGTGCTTCGCGCTGTGCTGTCTCTTCGTTCGCAGCCTTGCCTGTTTTCTTAATGCCTGCGGCTTCCAGTCTTGTGTCTGCGATAGACATAGCTGTGGACACGCTCTTCGCATCTGTGAGCGCTTTCTCGCTGCCTTCGCGTTTGTCTTTGATCGCGCCTACTTGCAGTTTCTGGAACTCGCGACGGTCTTTTGTCGACAGTCTGTCCACGTAGTCGAACAGGTCGACATCCTCGGCAAACGCCAGCGGGTCTTCAGCTTGCAGGCGTTGCAACTCCGCGTACAGGACTTCGTCCGTTTCGATGGCGCCCTGCGCCGCTAGTTTTTCGTTGTACGACCACAGTGTGTTCATGCCGTCGATACCTAGCTGCAATTGCATCTCGACAGGCAGCGACGTCGGGTCAGTGCCGGGGTTCTGAATGATGAACTTTTCGACAGCGATTTTGTTCTGGCGCTCCGCGCGACGTTCGGCTGCGTCCTGCGCTGCGTATTTCTTAGCGATAGCCGCAGCTGTCGCCGCGCGCACACGTGGGTCTGCTATGCCCGCCACTTGGTCCGCGATGTATTGCGGGCCGACGTAACCGGGTACTTCAGCGCCTGTCGCGCCCATAAGGTCCATGGCCTTGGTGTGGTGGCCGTCCATCTGGTACATGACTTTGTCTTTTACAGTGCCCGGTGCGCCGCCGTTGTTGGCGTCCGTGCGGTTTTCCAGCCCCGGTGCCCCAGCGTTCACCGCTGAATACACGTCCATTAAACCCATGCCGGGCTTGACGCCCGCATGTTTCATGTAGCTGACGATGGCCCCGTCAGGCCCCAGCTGCGAACCAATAGGGTCTTTCCAGTTAACGCCGTGCTGTTTCGCCTGCGGACCGCCGAACTGGATAAGGCCCATATGCTGCCCCCATTGAGTGACTGGGCCTTTAGCTGTCGGGTTAAACGTGCCGCCTGTCTCGTACGAGATGACAGTCGCCAGCACCACGGGATCGATCCCTATCGCTTCCGCCGCCGTCTGTATGCCTGTTTTGAGATCCTTACCGTCCCACTCGACTGGTTTGGCTTTCTTCGGTTGCTGTGCCGATTGGGTGGTCCGTGGCTTGCCGCTTTTTACTTCCGCTATGCGTCGTTTGATAAGATCCGCCGCGTATTCAGGAACAGGCCCGCCGCCTGCCGCCGTGACATAACCCCACGAGCGTGGGCTACCTTGGTCGATGTGGATTATATTTTTACCGACACCGATACCTGTGAAACCCGCGTTAAACGCTTCGTCAATAATTTTAAGGCGTTGCGCCTTGCTCATACCTGCGACGCTGATGTCCAGCGCGGTGCCGTGCATGTGCTGGGAGTACGTGGCCCCACCCGCTTTGGCGTTCGCTTTCGGTGAGCGGAAGCCGTCGTTAATGACCAGCTGTGTGCCCAGCGCCTGCTGAAGCCGTCCGAACGCGTCCTTTGTCTCAGGTCTGACGTTGTCCATGTCGACCGTGTCGTCTTTCACCAGCGCCGCAAGCCCGCGCCCCTTGGCGCGTGGTGGGCGTTCAGCGTCCTGCATGATGCGTTCAGCTTCGCGGTTCGCCGTGGCGTTCAGCACGGGCGCGTCCAGCGCTTTGTCCAGATCGAATTGGTGTGCCTGTGTCATTTTGTCGCGGTTCGCGTCCAGCCATTCCTTGGCCTTCAATGGGTCTGCGATAGCGTTCTTTAGGACTATATTCTTATGTACGCCGCTCAGAAATTCCTCTTGCGCCACAGCTGTCTGCTCCGGGGACCAGCCTTGTGTCGCTGCCTTGTCGTCGATCTCGGCGCGTGCTGCTGCCAGATTTAGCTCGAGCTTTTCAGGTTCGTCCGACATCGCCAGTGCGTCGTCAGCAAACGTGGACAGGCGAGCGGTCGACGCGTCGTCGAACCATTTCTTGCGTTGCCCAGCAGCGTGTTTGATAGACGTATCAAGCGCTTGGCGACGGCGTGCGTCGGTCGCGTCGTTATACAGACGTTGTTGCCGGGGTGACAGATCTTTGCCTATTTCGTCGCGCTGGGTTTCCAGATCTTTCTCGTACCCCTCGCGACCCGTGACGGCGTTCTCGCCCTGTGTCGTCAGGTAACCTGTTTCGGGGTCGTACGTACGCTTACGCGCGTAGTCGCTGTATTCGTTAACCTTCTGGTCGACGATGGCCTTGTCTTCCATCTCCTGCACGGCTGCGAATGCATCGCCCGCCTGCGCAATACCATTGGCGAGCTGCTGCATACCGCGACCGATCTGCGCGCCGAACGCGTTTGGTGTCGCCCGGCTTTCAAGTTTCCCAGTGAAGACAGGGTTTAATGTTTGTTTACGCGGTCCGTATGTTGGAACGTTCGCCATGTTTTAACCCCTTAGACAAATGCTGTGCTTTTCTTGTACGAACTGTACGCGTTACCGAACCCACCGATCAAGGTACCTGCGGCGTTCAGGAAACCTGCCGACCTCGCATTGTCGGCTTCCATGCGCGACATGGTCGCCCCGTTCTTCTCGTTCGTTGCGCTTATTTTATGGTCGTACGCTTCCCTGTACGAATTGGACTGGATCGTCAAGGCGTCAAGCTCGCCCAGCATGGCGGTGTCGACGGCGGTGTCCAGCGCCGACCCGTACGTCGTATCGATGTTATTAGCCGCCATTGCGGCCCGCTGTTTAGCTGCCACCGATGCGGTGTGTTGCATCTGTTTCTTTTGTTCTTCGTTGCCGCGCACGATAGCATCGCGGGCTTTAAACTCCGCAATCTTGGCGTTGTTCTCTTGAACCTTCGCGTTATACTCTGCGGCTTCCGCCTGCGCGTTCGCCTGCTGGATTGCCCCCGCTGCGCCGACTGCTGAAGACAGCAGGCCCAAAGCCATACTAAGATCGCACATTTAGCTCTTCCTTTGTTATCTCGAACAGGCGGAAATTTCGCCCGCGCCACCCTGCGGCGACTGGGTTGCTCATTCTAAACCCCATGGACTTCAACCACCTGATAGACGCCTTGTTATCATCATGCACCAGATTGCGCAGCACGTCGTGCCCTTGCATCATCTTCTCCACCATCGGTGGCGCGTACGGCAATAAATGCTTTGCGTTCCTTGATAGCACGTCAGTCCCCAGCATCCAAGGCACGCCCACGCCTGACGTCAGCGACAGGCGCCCCACGCCAAAAATGGCGACAGGTTCGTCGTCCCATCGCACGGTGGCGGTACGTTCGCTGCGCTTCTCGGACGCCGTCAGCGCCGGGAGAACTTCGCGGCGCGAGCTTTCATAAACTTCGATCCTATCGGCCTCGCGAATGTTCGCGGCCACGTGCTCTATGTCGCCCGGCTGTACCGGGGTAAAACTAACCCCCGACCGATACATCTGGTGCCACCGCTAGAATTGTCATCGGCAGCGGCCCGCGCTGCTGTATGATTATGTTACCCGTCTGGGTATAGTCTGGGTCTGTGTCCATCTCAAATTTACCTGTGAACGGGGCTATCGCCTCGCCGTAGTTTTCCGTGGCCCGCTGCTTCCACTCATTCATGTTGTCGCGGCTGTGCCCCGTCCATATGCCGCGTGTGTGTTCGACATGGATCAGCAGTGACGGTAGCGACTGGCTTCGTCCCTGTATGACACCTAGTTCGGGAATGTTCCCCAGATCTAGGTCCAGCGTCTCTATCTCCGCGTCGTAGGGTAAACCCACCACAACGTTCGAGTATTCGCCGCCCAGTTCCACTGCCCCGTCAGTTACCGTCTGGCCTTCTACGACATAGCCGTCTGCCAGAATAGCCACCTCTGCACCTTCAAGGTGCTGCAAGCCGCTTACCGACGACACGGGGTCACCCTCGTAGCGCAGGCCACAATCCACGAAGAACCAGTCGTCCTGTCCTGTCACAAGGCGCGACGCCATGCGCTCATGGAAGCGGTATTCCTGCCCATCGATAGTGCGTTTACATGTGATATAGACCGCGTCCTCGTCGCCCTCTGGCAGTGACATGACGCTTTCCACCTCGCCGTCTGTCTCGTGCGGCGTCCAGCCCCACACGTCGTGCTCGCGCAGGTACGTCAGCGACAGCAGCGTGCCGTCGTCCATGACCGCCCAGACGATAGAATACGGTGATTGTGCGTAGCACCACGACACGATGCGCTTGTGCTCGAACAGGTGCCGCGCCAGAATAGTTCTATCTGGGCCGTTAAACGTGTCGTCCTCGAATGAGTACGCAAAATCTCGCACCACACCGCCACGCGCCTGCGCGTACATGATGACGTCACCCACAAGTAGCGGCGGCAGGTAGTAAGACCCTCGGCGCGTCTGCGGTCGCGGTACTGGGTTCGTCGGTGTTAGGTAGTCTTCCTGACTGCCGCCTGACACCATCCACTCTGTGGTGGACGTGAACATGGCCAGACCAGCTGACGTGGACACCAGTGAATATATGTATTGGCGCTCGCGTGAGCGCAGGCGGAAGGTGATGGCGTCATCGGCCTTTGCAGGTGACGCCGCCCCGTAGTTCTCGAATATGGTCGACTGACTTAGGAACACAGCCTGCGGATCGTTCGCAAGCGACCCCCAAACAAGTCGCTGTTCGTGCATGGTAACTGTGCGGGGGTAGTACCCTACACCATCGAACGGATTAACCGCAGACTGTGGACCATCCGAAGTATCTTCTACGATGTTGTTGTCCGTGAAATTTGTGTTCTGTGTCGCGCCTATATAGCCGTAAACTCCTGCGGTGTCCTTGTACACGATGTACCTGTCGACATCGGCTACCGCCGTCCATGATAGTACGTTCTTCGCGCCTTGCAGTGCCAAGTCACAGTTAGCGAATACGCTGGAACTGGGCAGGCTTTCCTCGCCAGTCTCTGACGATATAGCCGCCACGCGGTAGTAGACCGTTTCGTCCAGTGCCGGGTCGTGTCCATCGCCATCAGTGACCGTAACAGACAGGCCAGTAGGTGCCGTCATCTGTGGTGTGAAGTCGATTGTCTCGATAGTCCAGTTTGTGTCGCCCAGTCGTGACAGTTTACGCGGTGCGTGGTTCACATGTGCCAAGTACATGACGTCGTTGTCTTGCGCGTACGATACGACACGGACCTCGTCTTCCAGATACGGTGTGGCCACTGTATAGCGACGACGCGTGGTGAACGTGCCCCCGGCGTCGACGGTGTCAAACTCGACGTTGCTGCCGTCCATATATTTCAGATCGAATGTGTTGGCGTCGACGTAGTCGACTTCCAGCATACGGTTGTGCAGGGCTGCGTTCGTGGCGTCCACCCAGACGACGTAGTCCTCGTCGGCGTAGCCGTGGCTAGTTTTGGTTATGCGCGCGTTGCCGCCGTTGTCTGCATAGGTCGCCCCGCTGACCTCGTCTTCCAGCACGGGCAGACCGTTACGTGTGAACATGATGCGGCCCTCTGAAAACAGTAGGGCATACGTTTCGTCCGTCTCGATACTGGCGATAAACGGCACCTGCACTGTCAGCTCGCCTTGACGTGCGTACGATATCAGCTCGGTACCTGAACGGTTCGACGCGCCACCATGAGGGTGCACGATGATGTTCTTAGCCGTCTTCATACCCGTGTTATACTTTTCCAGATCCACGCGTGCGGCCAGCGCTGGGGAATACTCCCCACCTGTAAACGATGTTTTTAACCTGCGGGTAATCGCCATGCTATCGTCTCGCGTCCTCGAATGTTGAACCGATTGGTGCTTCGGTTATCTCGTCGTTGTCTTCGTTGTCCTGTGCTGCGCCGATAGCCTGCGCGGCCATCTCGCGTAAGTCGGCTGTCAGGTTCACGTCGCGGGTCAGCGGGAACACCAGCTTAGCTGCCAGCTGCGCCACGACTGCTGCACGGAACATCTCAGGCAAGGTGGTGGTGTCTGATAGGTGCTGGTGGTAGACCAGACGTATGGGTGTGAAATTTGTGTGGATAAACCCTTTTGAGATGCGCATCGCCACAGGCTGCTTGCGCGACAGGTCGCGAAGATATCTTGCTTCGTACGAAGTGTCGTTGTCAGATGTGGGGCTGAAGGTTGCGTCCAGCATTGAGGTGGTCGTCGCTTCGGTGCTGGTCAGACCTGAGAACCGTAGGAAGTCGGCGGGTAGTTTGTGCTTGTAGGTGAAACCGGGGAAGGTGGAAGCTGCTGTCTGGGCCGCGATGTCGACCACGTTCAGGTTATGCTCCCAGTCGTATCGCGCCTGAAGCTCGCGCAGTGTGCGCGGTAGGAACTTGGCGCACTGTCGTGCCGCTGGTTCGGGGTCGGTTAAGTTGTTGATATCGGCCTTACCGATGTAACCCAGTGCATCGTTACACAGTTCTACGTCTGACATCTGTCTACCTTTCGCAAAAACGGCGCGGTTGCCCGCGCCGTCTTAATACCATTCGTTGCGACGTTTGTCACGTATTAGCCGCGACGGCGGCGACGGCGTCCTGTTTCTTCTTTAGCTGGTTCTTCAGCTGTTGCGCCTTCGTCTTCGTCTTCGTCTTCATCTTCGGCAGCTGTTTCGTCGTCGCCGTCCGCGTCTTCCGCGTCTTCGTCTTCGACTTCTACCTCGTCTTCGTCTTCCTCGACGACAGGCTCTTCAACCTTTTTAGGTGCTGCCTTTTTCTTAGCGGCTGGTTTTTTCTTGGCTGCCTTGGCGGGCTTTTCGTTGCCAGCCGCGTCGACTTCTACCATCCATTTAGGTGAAAATTGGTCCGCTGCTTTTAGTGTCTCGCCGTCTGTGTTTTCACGGTCTTCTAGTTCGAAGATTGTGCCGACAGCCACAAGGCCAGCATAGTAGCCTTTTGCAATTGCTTTAACGCGCATGTTCTTATCTTTCGTTTGGGTTAGCGAAAACCCGACGCTTGCGCGCCGGGCCGTTTATCGTCGGCGTTAGCCGTTAGTTTGGTGACCTGTCACGATACCAGCAGTAACTTTACCAGCTGTCGCGTCAGAACCTGCCACTGTGTAGTTCAAACGCACATAGCGCTTGTCTGTACCCTGTGGGACGTACTGAAGTGAGAACACCTTGCCAGCGATCAAGTCCGCCGCAGCAATCGCTGCTGTTGAACCGACCGTCACAACACCAGAACCGAAGTCCTCGGCGTCAGATGTCTGGATTGAAACCGTTAGCGACGTGAGTGTCGCGAAAGCTTCAGTCACCTGAATGCGGATAGGCACTGGGCCACCTGCACCAAGATCGCGGGCCAGCGCCACAGATCCGCCGATAGGCGTACCAGTTGCACCTTGGTCGATCACATTAGTAGACACCGCTGTCGCGGTGATTGCCTGTGCGTCTGAGAACAGGCTTTGCTTGTCAAAGATCATTTTTCTAAATCCTCATTAGAGTAAGAAGGTCGAACCGTTCGACCTTCTGGTTAGCAAATCCTGAGACTTACGTGATGCGTGCTTCTGTTTCCAGAAGAGCGTCAGCACGGTGGATCTCATGACCAAGGAACATAGTGACAGGCTTGCCGTTCACGTTTTCCAAGGTCAAGTTCACGTTCGCATCTGACAGGGCCTGCTTGTGCAGGAACTTCTGCGCAGTCTTGTTACAGTACACGAACGTTTTGCCGCCTTCCATGCCCGGATTTTGAAGCGTGTAATACGCATCAATCATCTTATCAGCAATGTAAGCGCCGCCATCTGTTGGATCGCGGTTCAGTTCCGACACGTCGATGTTTGCTACACGAGAAACACCACGATAGTCGCGGCATGTGAAGCCAACGTCCCATGTGAATTTTTCGCGGTAAACATCGTAGAGGGAACCGTCTGCGTTTCCTTTAGTCTGCATGCCTTTGTCTTGGCGTTGCACACCAGCCGCTGACCCTTCAGGGTATAGCAAGTGGCAGTGCTCGTCTGACCAAGTCACGAACCAGATAGACATATTGTCAGATCCAGTACCACCAGCATCAATGATCTGTGAACCACTACCAGCTGATAGGCTGGAGAAACGTGGTGCTAGACCAGTGAACGCCGCAGGGTTAGTCGCCTGATCGCCGTACCAAATGTATTCTTCAACAGTATTTGACATACCCTGAAGGTGACTTTTGGCTTCGTTCAAGCGGAACACAGCGGGGTTTTTCTGCTTATCGACGAGCTTCGCATCAACTTCGGACCAGTCCTCTGCCATGCCTGTGCTGTCTTTTACTTCAGCAGTTGTACCCTTGGTAGGCTGAACGCCTTGGTACAGCTTACGCCATGTAGGTTCAGGAATACCTGTACGTACAGACGTAAAGTGCTCTTCGCCCATGTTACATTCCACGACGTTAGCGTCCGTGATTGCTGGGTTATATTGTGCCAACATCTCAATGATGCGAGCTTTGCCTTTCAGCGGGCCTTGCATGCGGTAAGCGTCAGCAAGGGTCATATAGGTGTTACCCACAGTTGCCATTTTTTCTTCTCCGTTAACTCGCTAACGCACCATTGCGCTAGCGTTTTTTCATGGGGGTTGTGTCCCCATATAGTTCCTCTGCTGCTGCCTCGCTCGTGTTCGGCGTGGTGTTTCGAGTACCTTCACCCGGTGTTGGTATATCGTCGTCCGTGGTTGCGTTGCCGACTTTAACCAGTAACCGAATGAGTTCTGGGTGGCTTCCCATTCCAGAATTGTCTAGGGCTGCGGTAAGCTCTGGTGTGCCGTACTTGGACAGCGTTTCTTTCGCTGTCTTCAAGCTGGCGTCGAGATTATCGCCCCCGATTTCTTTGTCTTTACGTGTGTTTGTTTCCCACGTAGAGACTGTTTCGTCCCACTTCGACGCAACGTTGTCGGCCTTTTCCATCTGGTTCTTGATGTACTTGTCCGTTAGCGCTTGCGCCTCTTCGTGTGTGAAGCCTTTTTCTTTCCAAATCGGCGACATTTCGTCTAGCAGATCTTGGTCGACTTCCATGCCTTCAGGCATTTTGATCTCATATTTACCGTCTTCAGGTACGGTCTTTAGGTCGACT